ATTAACAGAGACCTCAGCCAGACACTGGACCTCCTGCGCGAGTGTGTGGGGATAATCAAAAACGATGCATACCGGGCTTTCCACGTTTTCAGGTAACGTGAGCGTTTTCCCGCATGGCCGCCTGTCCGGTGCGGTGGTGGAAGAAACCGGATAAAACAACCATATTGTGTAAATATCAATCAAACAAGACGCTGCTGTGTGAATTCTGAAAAATCACAGCGGTCATTATGCGTCAGTTTTTAACAGAGGACGTCAGAAAGTGACATGGCAAAGCTGGACTGGAAAAAACTGGAGCAGGCATTCCGACGCGAACATGCCAGAACTGGCATAAAACTTCAGGACTGGTGTCGACAGAACAATATCTGCTATGGCACGGCTCGTCGGTACATAAAACTGCGCAAAAACTCCCCCAAAAATACAGAGGAAAGTGCGCAGAAAAATGCGCAAAAAAGTGCGCAAATTGACACTCAAAAAAGCGCACAAAAAAATGCGCATGGAGCTGATGACGAGTCCAGTAATGACGAGTCTTACGGCGATGATGGCAGTGATGAAAAATGCGCAAAAAACTGCGCAAATTCGGCAGAAACGAAACGCAACAGCAGATCGGGCAATCCTCACCCCGTTGCCCGGTTTAGCGACCGTAACACCCACGCCGTGAGACACCGTGGATATGCGAAGTATCTTGAGGCAGATAACCTCATGGATGATGCGTCCGATATGGTGCTGTTCGATGAACTGGTGTTCACCCGTGCCCGCGCACTTTCAGTAACAGGAACACTGAAAAAAATGTTCGCCGACCTGAAAGAGGCGGCTGACGTGGAAACCCGTGTTGCCCTGTACGACAAAATACTCAAAGCAGAACAGGCCCTTGACCGGAATATTGCCCGTATCGAGTCAATTGAACGCTCATTGTTGACGCTGGACGTTCTGGCGGAAACAGCACCAAAACTTCGTGCTGACCGGGAAAGAATCAACGCTGCCAGAGATAAACTCAGAGCGGAAACCGATATTCTGACCAGCCAGCGTCGGGGCGTTGTTACGCCTGTCAGTGACATCGTGTCATCGCTGCATGAAATGAGTAATTCGGGGAGACTGGATGACATTCCGGAAGAATGAACCGCGATGTGATGAACCGTCAGAAATGACTGAGACCGAACAACGTCTGTTCATTATGACAAAACTGAGCAATCCCTGGTGGCGCCTCAATCATCTCTACAAAATACAGAACGAAAAAGGTGAACTGGTCACCTTCAGAATGCGACCGGCGCAACGTCAGTTGTTTCGTAACATGCATAATAAAAACATTATCCTGAAAGCGCGCCAGCTGGGATTTTCCACAGCCATTGATATTTATCTTCTCGACCAGGCATTATTCATTCCGCATCTCAAATGCGGGATCGTCGCTCAGGATAAACAGGCTGCCAGTGAAATTTTCCGCACAAAAATTGCTGTACCGTTTGATCATCTCCCTGACTGGCTGAGAGCCTCATTCACCATCGTTGAACGTCGTAGCGGTGCCAGCGGTGGCTATATCCTGTTTGGTCACGGCTCGAGTATTCAGGTGGCAACCTCATTTCGCTCAGGTACGGTGCAGCGCCTGCATATCTCAGAACACGGCAAAATTTGCGCGAAATATCCGGCTAAGGCGAAAGAGCTGCGAACCGGTACGCTTAATGCCGTCTCTGATGAATGCATTATTTTTGATGAATCCACTGCTGAAGGTGTGGGTGGCGATTTTTACGAGATGAGTAACCGGGCACAGGAAATCACTGCATCAGGGCTGGCGCTGACGCCACAGGATTATAAATTCCATTTTTACGCCTGGTGGCAGGATCTCAAATACAGCGCCAGAGTGCCGGAAAGCGGACTTAAGCTGTCACGGGAAAAAACAGCGTATTTTTCTGCGGTTGAAAAAGCAATGAACATCACGCTTACCGATGAGCAGAAACACTGGTACATCTGCAAGGAAACTGAACAGCGTGAGGAAATGAAGCAGGAATTTCCCTCAACGCCACAGGAGGCGTTTCTGACGTCAGGACGACGGGTGTTCAGTGCGGAAAGCACGCTGCAGGCAGAGTCATTCTGTTCGCCACCGCTGATTGTTTATGACATTGAACCGGTTACAGGAACGAAGACCAAAGCGCAGTCTCTGCGTGACGGGAATAAAGCCGAACAGCACCGGACGCTGATGAATTATCTGCTGGTCTGGGAGCTGCCGGATCCGGATGAAGAGTATGTATGCGGAGCGGATACCGCTGAGGGGCTGGAGCACGGAGACCGCTCATCGCTGGATATCATCAGATGCAGTAATGGTGAGCAGGTGGCTCACTGGTTTGGTCATCTCGATGCGGAGCTTTTCGCTCATCTCATTGCGCAGGTCTGCCGTATGTACAACAACGCGTTTGTGGGGCCGGAGCGTAACAATCACGGACATGCCGTTATCCTGAAACTCAGGGAACTCTATCCGACGCGTTATATCTACAACGAACAGCACCTTGACCAGGCATATGACGACGATACGCCCCGTCTTGGCTGGCTGACAACCCGCCAGAGTAAACCGGTCCTGACAGAGGGAATGAAAACGCTGCTGAATAACGGCCTGTCGGGGATCCGCTGGTCGGGCACATTATCAGAAATGAACACCTACGTTTATGACGCGAAAGGCTCCATGAATGCACAGGAAGGCTGTTTTGATGATCAGCTTATGAGCTACATGATTGCCCAGGAGATGCGCGCCAGAATGCCGGTGAGGGTAAAACAGAAAACGGATAAACGCAGAACCACACACTGGATGGCTCACTGATGAAAAATGAAACTAATACCATGGCGACGAAAAACGACAACGGAGCCACGCCGCGTTTTTCTCAGCGCCAGTTACAGGCGCTTTGTTCTGATATTGACAGTCAGCCTAAATGGCGCGATGCCGCAAACAAGGCCTGTGCGTATTACGATGGTGACCAGTTGCCACCGGAAGTTCTCCAGGTGTTGAAAGATCGCGGTCAGCCGATGACCATCCATAACCTCATCGCGCCTACCGTTGATGGTGTTCTGGGTATGGAGGCCAAAACGCGGACTGATCTGTTGGTGATATCAGATGATCCTGATGATGAAACAGAAAAACTGGCTGAAGCTATTAATGCTGAATTTGCCGATGCTTGCCGCCTTGGAAATATGAATAAAGCCCGTTCTGATGCCTATGCGGAACAAATCAAAGCGGGGCTCAGCTGGGTGGAGGTCAGACGGAACAGCGATCCGTTCGGGCCTGAGTTTAAGGTGTCTACTGTCAGCCGGAATGAAGTGTTCTGGGACTGGCTCAGCCGGGAGGCTGATTTAAGTGACTGCCGCTGGCTGATGCGCCGCCGCTGGATGGATACCGATGAGGCAAAAGCCACATTTCCGGGAATGGCTCAGGTTATCGATTATGCCATTGATGACTGGCGTGGTTTTGTCGATACCACGGTTACTGAAGGCCAGCCCAGTCCGTTGATGAGTGCATGGGAAGAGTATCAGTCATGGGATCGACAGCAGAACGAATGGCTTCAGCGTGAACGCCGTCGTGTGCTGCTTCAGGTGGTTTATTACCGTACATTCGAGCGTCTTCCGGTGATTGAACTCAGTAATGGACGGGTGGTGGCCTTTGATAAAAATAATCTGATGCATGCGGTGGCTGTGGCATCCGGGCGGGTGCAGGTGAGAGTCGGGCGGGTAAGTCGTATTCGTGAAGCCTGGTTTGTGGGACCGCACTTTATTGTGGATCGCCCCTGCAGTGCGCCGCAGGGGATGTTCCCGCTGGTTCCCTTCTGGGGATACCGGAAGGATAAAACCGGGGAGCCTTACGGGCTGATTTCCCGGGCCATTCCGGCACAGGATGAGGTGAATTTTCGTCGTATAAAACTGACGTGGTTGCTTCAGGCCAAACGCGTGATTATGGACGAGGATGCCACCCAGTTGTCAGACAACGAGCTGATGGAGCAGATCGAGCGTCCGGATGGCATTATTAAACTGAATCCGGCCCGAAAAAATCAGAAAAGCGTTGCTGATGTTTTCCGGGTTGAACAGGATTTTCAGGTTGCCAGCCAGCAGTTTCAGGTCATGCAGGAGTCGGAAAAACTTATCCAGGACACGATGGGGGTTTATTCCGCATTTCTCGGGCAGGATTCAAATGCATCGTCCGGTGTGGCGATCAGCAACCTGGTGGAGCAGGGAGCCACAACCCTTGCCGAAATCAACGATAACTACCAGTTTGCCTGCCAGCAGGTGGGAAGGCTGTTGCTCGCTTATCTTCTTGATGACCTGAAAAAGCGGCGCAATCATGCGGTGGTGATTAATCGCGATGATCGTCAGCGTCGCCAGACCATTGTCCTCAATGCTGAAGGTGATAATGGTGAACTGACCAATGATATTTCAAGGTTAAATACACATATTGCGCTGGCTCCTGTTCAGCAGACACCGGCGTTTAAGGCACAGCTTGCACAGCGAATGTCAGAGGTTATTCAGGGGCTGCCACCTCAGGTGCAGGCCGTCGTGCTCGACCTGTGGGTTAACCTTCTGGATGTGCCGCAGAAACAGGAATTTGTCGAACGTATTCGTGCGGCGCTGGGGACGCCAAAATCACCGGATGAGATGACTCCGGAAGAGCAGGAAGCGGCAGCACAACAGCAGGCGCTGGAGCAACAGCAGGCAGAACTTCAGATGCGCGAAATGACAGGCCGGGTGGCTAAACTGGAAGCAGAAGCTGCCAGGGCACGCGCGGCTGCGCAACGGGATAATGCTGGCGCACAACGGGATGTCGCCGCGGCACAGGGACAGCGTTATGTGGATGCGCTTAACCAGGCACATACGGCAGAAATCATTACCGGCATACAGAATATGGAACAGGAGCAGGAAGTTCTTCAGCAACAGATGCTGCATACACTACAACAGCGGATGCATGAAATGCCGCTCTGAAAATCCTGAACTTAACGGAACCCCGTCATCGTACGGGGTTTTTTGTTTCCGGAGATAAGCGTTCCGGGAGCGGTGCGCTTATTCGCGGGGGCAGCGATAAGCCTTATTTACTCAACCATTCGGATCTGTCCGATAAACAGACCATGCGGAGTTATTTATGGATTTTGAATTTACGGGTGAAGAAACCCCTGAACAACTGGAAAAAATGCTGGAAGGGCTTGGGGATGTGGATATTGACGGTCACGAACAGGACGGCGTGACAGAGGCCGCCACAGAAAATCATGCGGATGAGGCAGCACAGACACAGACGGGCGATAA